AAATGTGCTTTCCTTTCTTGTGCCATTTTCGTATCTTACAGACTTTCTTGTTAATGGCTTTGTTTTTAAAACGTGTTTTATTTCAGCCACTACTTTAGCTGCAAATTGCTCAATAATAAGTTGTTGACTTAAAGTTAGCATTGTTTAGGCTCAATAAATTGGAAAGTCAATAATACACCAGTCATAACATTCTTGATCCTAAATACAGGCTGTAAGTTATAATTTCCATTTAATGAATAAGTATAATTGTTACAAAAATAATCAAGCCAGTCTATAGCAACGTTTTCCATTTCAGCAACTTTTTTCTCCATTGATTCGCTGCTCTCTTCGTTTATTTCTTCATCACTTGAAGAGCCAGGTTCATCTTGAGTTAAAAATCCAATTGTGATATTATCAGTTAAAAAACCGTCTGTTAAGTTTCCTGTTTTTTGGATTGGTTCTAAATAAACAAATGTACCTATGTTTAATTCTTTAGCTGATTCCAATGCAGTATCGGAATTTCTTCCATAAACAAATAATGAATTTTGAATGCTATCTTGTACGCTTTCTCTTATTGCTTGTATAATTGTCATAGTTTGTTTAAGATATTTTTAACCTCATTCCAATAAGTCTCGTTTTCGGTTTCTTTTAGTATTTCTTCTACGGCTAAAATACTACATTTAACAGCTTCTTCTTTGCTTCTTATTATAGTATTAATATAAAACTTACCTATTAAATAAAAAGCGCATTCTATTTCACTCATTTTTGTTTTAATAATTCTCTTTCGTATTCTGACTTTAATTTATCGTATAACATTAAATGGTAAACTACCCTTGTTGATTGTTTTAAAACCTCTTCAATTGTAGAACCCAACGCCCCTTTACGGGCTAACTCAACGTAAGTACCGAAGCTTCCGAATCTGTCGAGTCTTTCAATTCCAGCAATGATTTGTTTCTCATCTCTGCTACTTTGGTTAAGCTCTTCGTATTGCTTATAGAAGTCATCCATTGCTTTAAAAAAAAACCTACTGTTCCAATTACCTCGTTGAATGGTTCTTTGCTTATATCGTCCCCAGTTAAATGTTTAATAATTTCCGGTGCCAAGTCTAAAAAGCTTTTATCTGAATTTTGGCTTATGATGTTTCTTACTTTTTCGGTATCACCATAACTTTTAGAACCATAGTCAAAATCTTTATATTTCTCTTTTGGCTCATTTGATTCCATTATTGAAATATCACTAATAAATTGAACGCAATTATAAAGAATAGCAACTGACTTATTTTGAAGGCTGTTAAGTTCTTCAATTTCAATGCCTATCAATTTACACAAAGCTACGTCAGGTTCTTTAATCTTTATTATTTCAACCGCTTTAATGTAAGGCACATCCGCCCAGCTTGTTGGAATATCGTATTCCGTTCCTTTTATGTTTGCTTTTATCATTTAGTAATTGTTTCTGCTTCCAAAGTTAGTAATTTTTGGTTTCATAAATGTTATTTGAGGAGCTTTCCAAGTATGGATGCAATATCTTAATGCGTCAACAATATGATCATTCATCTTAATTGGCTCTTCGAGTAGTTTTTCGTTACGGTCTTTTTTCCATGAGTAGGACCTCAACTCTTTAATTAGGTCCACAGAAGATTCATGAATGTAAAGTTCTTTTGATTTAACCGAGTCAATTCCTTTTTTAACGTCCTTTACAGCATCTTTTATATTGAAACCAGCTAAATATATTTCTCGTATGCTTTCAGGTCTTGAATAGTCTGCAAATATCTCAGCTGTTCGATTAATGTTTAATTGTTTTAGCCTTTCAATTAATTGTTGGTTAGTCATGTGGCTTTCATAAATTAACTGTTCAGCATAAAACTTACCATCATTTTCAGTTACTTTCACCAACGCGGCGGGATGGTTATACCCAAAATCAAGTCCAAATGCCACATTTCCTTCGGGGATGTGTTTTGTTTGTTTCCAATGAGTGAAGATTAAACTTTCAGCAAATCCAAGTTCACCTTCACCGAATACTCGCCACCAGTTTGGGTCTGTTAATCTTCTGCTTTCAATTGATTTTACTATGTTGTTGTCTAAGTAAGGATTGTCTCTATAAGTTGACTTAATAAATGTGTGTTCAACTTCATTTCTTAAAAGGTTTTCGTGTACCCAAAATTCATGACTTGGGTTATAATCTAAGTATATTTGATTCTTTGTTCTTACTTCTAATTGGTTATAAGTTTCAAAACTTACATTGTTGCACTCGTTTATAAATAGATAGTCCCTTCTTGCACCCCTTACTTTGTCTCCACTATCCGCACTAAAAAACTCAATTATTGAATTTCCAACTGTATAGATGTTATTTGTTTTGTCATGGTATTTCTCTGAATACAACTTATCCTGTATCAATATCTTAAAGAAGTCACGCATTGCACCCCTTTTTAAATGTGGGAGTGTTTCACTTACTATTGAAATGTGAGTGCCTTGTTTCTTATAAGCTATCAAATAAAGTAGTTGCAGCATTGAATAAGTCTTTGATGAACTTGTGCCACCTTGACTTATAACATACCTTGTATTGGCTGCTAATAGCTTACTGAAAACATTTGTTGTGTTCAAAGTTTATTAATTATATCTATGTCAGTTGGATTAATTACATTGATGCTTAAAGTCCCTTCGACTTTACTTTCAACTTTGCTTTCACTTCTTGCCAATTTTGGTTTAAAGTATTCAAGTAGTGTTGTATAGTATTTTATGAAGTCTTCAGGTTCGCAGCTTCCTAAAATTAACTTAACCCTTTCCGCTCCACTTTCAGTAATAAACTCACCTAAGTTTTCCCATGCTTTAGTTTTTTCACTAACAGCTCCATTTGGTCTTCCTTTTAAGTTTCCTGACTGTCCTTTTTTAAATGCCATTGTTAATCATTGATAATAACAGTTCAATAGCAAAGATATAATTAAAAAGATAGCAAACAAAATTAATTGATAATCACTTTTTTTCATTATTCTGTAAAGCTTTTAAATACTTTTGATACTGATCCCAATTAAATGTTCCTCTTATTGAGTTTATATCTAATTTTTTTACCCACCATTCAGTTTTAGAAATTAGTGATAGATTTTTTTGATTGTTTTTTTTCATGTTTATTTGTTTTTAGTTAATTTTTAAATAAGTCGATACTTTATAGCGCAAAGATGTAAGTTATAAAACATTAAAACGATTTTATAACAAGGTATAACACGCAAGCACATTAAAGCACTCCTGCTCTCGCCACCACTAAGGTCGCTGAGTGCCACCGATGAGAGCAACTTCCTCGATGTGTGCCTGCGTTTATACCCATATCGTTATATCTATAACATCATATTCTTTTTAAATTATCAAATGTTTTACCTTGTTGCTTTAGTTTTAAAAAGGTTCTTTTTCGTTTAAAAATTCTTTATTTTCTTCCATTGTTGCCTGTTCAACTGTTACCCAACTATCTGCTGTATGAAATGTTCCATCTTCAATATATCTTCCTGAACTTAAATCATAAGTATATTCTGAATGTCCAATAGTTCCCCAATGTGAAAACTTAACTTTTTGAACATAAACAAATGTTTTATTTTCTCCTGTTCTGTAAACTGAAATTCCGTTATCTGTTTTATTATAAAAGTTTGAACTCCCAGCAATATCGTAAAGATTAGGTATTTCATATTTTCCGCTTTGTTTATCCTTATTTATTTTTCTTGGATGTGCAACTAAAAAACAATGTAAATTATATTGTTCGCAAAATACAGATATTTTTTCTAAACTTTCTCCAATATATTTAGTTTCACTTTGATTGTATTTATGTTCTAATTTATTCCATGCATCAATTACAAAGGCATCTAATCCATATCTAATCTTTAAATTCTTAATATGTTCTAAAATACTTTCAAGTGTAAAATCTTTTTCAGGCTTAATAAACCATATTTTTTCATTCATTGCCTTCATGCAGATTTGTACTTCAAGTTGATTCATTCTATTTCTGTATTGTGAATCCCAACTTTTGCCAATTATCTTTCTTGCTATTTTACTGAAATGAAGTTTTGTTGGTTTATTTTCCGGTGAGAAAAAAGCTGTTTTCCATCCATGACCTAACATTAATCGAATAACAATTTCATCTAAAAAATCAGATTTTCCATGGCCAGGTATTCCTGTAATTGTTGTAATGTAACCTTTTACAAAAGTTAAAAGCCTATCAAATTTCTCAAAACCTACATTAACTCCCCTATCTAATCCGTTTTCATATAAATCAAAGATTTCATTTTCCATGTCTTGAATAGTAAATACACCTTCAAGTGGATAATCTTTTGCATCCTGTATTGATTCAATTATTCCTTGTATTCCGTATTTTAATAAACATTCATTTGCATCTTTACAA